TGATGCGCATGGTTTCCTCCCCATAGGCATTTAGGTCTTCACTCGGTTGATACCATGTACGTACGGCCAGTTCATCACGACGAACAAATGCGCCGCCTTGTGCGTTAACGTAGCCAGCCCAATCGCCAGCATCTGCTGCGTCATGTGCAGCAGCGAACTCGATACTGAGTCCGTGCGCGGTTTCGCTGTCGGCCATGCGACGTAACTCGCGGTAGACCGTGACCGGCGCGCCGCCAACAAACTGGAACTGGCGAATGTGCCAACGCGCCGCCCATGCTGAAACGGCTGAGGCAGTTTCTTTCAGCTCTTTGCCGCTCTCATCGTCAAGCTCGCCGTCAAGCGCATAGCCATCGATATTTTTTGAGATGTATTTCGCCACGTAGCCGGTGGCGCTGCCTTTATCGGGATCGATGGCTTCAGCATGAAAGCGCGCTTTGCGTGCCTTCTCGCTGGCTAGTTCAATGCCATCTTCCCGACATGCATAGTCGCTAACGACCGCACGCACGCGATCAACATTTTCAGGCAGCATAAACATCAGCATGTGCCAATGTGGAGTTGCATCGTGATGGGGTTCGGCAACACGAATGCCGAAAATACGGATTTCTTCGCGATGCAGCTTGGCGCGAATTTTCTGCCACACGTTGCACAGATAACGTTGTGTGTCTGCCGGACTTGCTCCATTCCACTTGCGGTTACGATGACCGGTCTTGATGGTGGCGTGGTATCGAGAAGGGGCGGTAACTGTGTAGAACTCACCGACAAAACCCATCTCGTTGCAGATATTTTCAAAGCCGCGAATGCGATTCATCAACTCGCAGCGCTTAATGGCGGGATTCGACACGCTGGAATCAAACTTGTCGATTAAGCTGATCCTCTCGCCGGTTTCCTCATTCTCCAGCTCAAGTCCTTTAAGAAACTCACGCGTGCGGCGCTTTTGCTCGCGCCATTCCGACACCGTCATATTGCTGGCATAGGGCGTATGTTTTTTGCTGACGTTAGCGAGAGCGATTTGCAGATGTTCACGCCAAGACGCTGCGATACGACGCAGGCGACCTTTCCACCATTTCTCGGTCTGCATGCGCATAATTTCGGGTGTAACTTTTTCTGGCTCAAAGAATCGGGACGTGACTTTTTCCCATAACGGCGGTGTCTGGTTGAATTCGCGAGTGATGGTAGCGGCGGTCATGTAAATGCGGTGCGTGTATTTATAATCTGATTCGTTGGCAGATTGAGCATGCGCCTGTACCAGCTCAGCCAAGATAAAGTTGGCAATGTCACCAGCCAGTAAATCAACATCGGCGCGAGCCATATCGGGCAAGCGGTTAAAACGACGCATTAATTCCCATAGTGCACCGCTGGCTCTTGCTGCACCGATGTCCTTTGCCGCATTTTCTGTCAGCAAATTAAACGTGCCGGCCTTCATTTCGTCGAGCCGGTATTTTGCATTCACACATTCGACGCGTGGCAATGTGCGCTCAACAAAAGTCTTCGTTAAGTACGCATTGGCACGAGCAATGCCCTGTGATGTTTCCAGTTCGGCGACGCGCCGCCTGACATCGAGCTGAATCAGCGTTGGCTGCTGAGCGAGTAACTGCTCAGCATGCGCCAAAGCCGCAATCAACTGATCGCGGCTTCGCAGTTCCTTATAAGTAGGATAGGGGCTGGCGATTGCTTCCCGTGGAGCATTCCACGGGTAAGCATAATTCTCTGTCATCAGGCTTTGGCCTGCAGATGTTTTCCGCGCTGCTCTTCAATCTCCTGACAAGAAACGCAGCGAGTAACGCCAAGATAGGCTCGCCGACGCAATTCAGGAATTGGGGCGTCACAGTCTTCGCAGAAAGAAGCGCTAATCGCAGGGGCACGGTTAACGATGAGCGCGATATTACGTTCGAGCATTTCCTCGGTGCGCTGCTGCACAATATCCATTGAGTCGGCCATTAGTGCGCCTCCGCGATTTGTGTCTGCAGTTTTTCAACTTCTTGCTGTAACAACTCAGCAGCCTCAACACATGACATTTCCTCACGGCGAATAGTCCAGGCAAGCACATTGAGGCGTGAGATCATTAATTCTGCTCGGTTGCGACGTTCCTCTTTTCGCGCGTCATTGAGCATCATGTCGAGTTCGATGTACGACTCAGTTTGTGTGGCTTCCAATAATTTACGTTGCATGTAATTTCCTGTTTTTGGGCAAAGTGAATCCCGGCGGGTTTACGCCAGTTAATTGCATTGGGTTATTTAGTTAGAGAGAGTCATTCGCTTGGGGAATAAACTCACGACAGCTTTTAATTGGTTCATTGCACGTATGACGGCGGTTTTTTCATCGGTGCTTAATTCGCTAAAATCGGCGCTGTGTCGGTCTTTGCCAATATTTGCCAGGAAAAAGATGGCGCTCAGTGCGCGCTTATTGTCCTGATAGTTGCTGTCTCTAACATCACGCATTGAGTCGAAGAATCGCGATAAATCCTGTTCGCTGTCGCCGCCCTTAAATTGCGAGCGCAACAACGCAACGTGATTGAGTGCCGCGACACGTTGACCGGCGCTCAGTTCGACAAGCATTGAATCGCCTTCGATAGCCATGATTTGCCTCTCTTGGGTGTTGCTTGAGTTCGTGGTGCGCTTGAAACCTCTTTAACCGGATGCCAGCGCTTACCGTTATCACCTAAAATCCAGCCATGTCCGTAAGACATTGATGGGCTGCGCCTTTTGAGCTGTGCAGCAAATGAAATCATGACTGCACCTCAGACCACGCCAAATGACGCGCCAAGACCGCTGATCGCATCGACAGTTGAAGACAAAGCAGGGTTAGCCTGTATGCGCGCTTGAACGGCTAGTGCGGCGAGGGTTAAACAACGAATACCGCTGTTAACGTTTTGCAGCAGGCTACGTTTGCAGCTAGCGCTCAATTGCTCAGTGGAGATCGCGCCAGCCGCTAACTGACCAACTTCAGCGGTGGCTTTCATCACATACAGCGGCAGTTTGTCGTTGGCAACTTCGTTGACCGGCACACAAGGTAAGCACTGGATTTGCGCAAGTAAGCCATCAATGAGCGTCGCGTCTTCGGTGACATCGGTAAGCACTAACACTTCTTGTACGGTGAGCTGATGAGGCTGATCGGGATTCAGCTTGTTACGCAGCGTTTGTGCTCGCATGACTGCCTGCTGCGCAACGTCTTCCATGTTGTGGGTTAACGCGAACTTGCGGCAGGCATCGTCGTAATAGTTATGGGTAGAAACTTTGAAATCAAACATAGTCAAATTCCTCACTGCCGAACACAATCACTGGCAAAGTTGAATGTTAACGTGACTGAAAGTCAGCTTCTTTCGTTAAAGCGATCATGTTGATGAGCACTTTTTCCATCTTGCGAGCTTTTGACCTGATTGGTAGGCGACCATCTTTCACCATCAGGCGGCAGGTTTCGTAAGGTATACCGGTCACTTTTGCGAATTCCGGCAGCGACAAATAAGGGCTGCTCAAGGTAATTGAAAGTGGAGAATTCATCGTGCATCCTTGTTCGTTAAGGTAAATGCGGGTAATTGCGTTCGCTGGTTCAATATTGACTACGTTACATTTCAAATTTGAATCAGTCAACGTTCACATGGTGGAAAAGTTGAATGGAATTTTCAGGCGGACAAGCTTTAGTTGATAGGTTATTGAAAGCCTACGGTTTTTCCACGCAGAGAGAGTTGGTCGAAAAGATTGGTGTTGGTCATGGCACGGTCAGTACATGGATTCGCCGTGATTACTTTGCCGGTGAAGCCGTAGTGCAATGCGCCCTTGATACTGGGGTTTCTCTAGAGTGGCTTGCCACGGGAAAAGGTGAGCATACAATCGCTGATGTTCGCGAAAGTGAACAACAGCCTTCTAAAGTTGAAAGCCTGCCATTTAGTTCTATCGATTCTGGGCATCTGCAGCTGCGGGAGCCGGTTTCAATTCAAGCTTCTTTGCTGCCTTCAGGTCATAAAAAAGTTGAAGTCATTCAGGTGCCGGAAGTCAGCACGTTCTATTTGGTCGATAAAGATTTTGCAAAACCTACCGATGGAATATGGATTACTCAACGCGCTGATGTTGTGCGATGTGAAACGTTGCAGAGAACGCCGGGCAATCATTGGCGTATCGAAGGTGTAGATTGGCCTGTTGATGAAGTTAAATTAATCGCGAAGGTTATAGGAAGTATCAAACATAAAATGTAATTGGGGATGCTGTTGATAGAAAAAATAGACTACCTAATTATTGGATCTTTGAGTTCAGGAGATTGGCGCCAGTATTCTGCATGATGCTCATTATGTGGTCATGTTTAAAAGCCAGAAATCAAACATTGACCACTGTTTTTATATACAGTAAAAAGCCCTCATTTGTTTTTTGAGGAAACTGTATGTCTGTTAGAAAAGCCGAAAACGGAAAGTGGGTTTGTGATTTTTACGCGGCGGGCAGAGGAAGTAAGCGAATTCGCAAAAGCTTTGCAACTCGCGGCGAGGCTTTACGTTACGAGCGAGAGCAGCTCGCTAAAGGCAGCGAATCCACCATAAACACGATTGAGGCGGAAGCCCGCGCGGTTCGCCTTAGTGAGTTAGTTAATGAATGGTATGAATTACATGGAAGGTCTTTGACCGATGGCGATGCAAGGCTGCAAAAATTGAAATCACTCTGTCATAACTTGGGTGATCCAGATGCTTTCACACTTAACCAAGAAATGTTTGCGGGCTATCGTAAGCAGCGGTTGGCGGGGGACTTCACCGCTAATCCAAAGCATGGCATCAAGAAACTACCGAAAGAAGCCACAGTAAACCGTGAGCACGCTTACTTACGTGCAGTGTTTAATGAACTAAAAAGGCTGGGACGTTGGAAAGGTGATAATCCACTCGATGGTGTGCGGCTCTTTCGCGAGAGTGAAAACGAACTGTCATTCTTATACGATGAAGATATTAAAAGATTACTCAAAGAGTGTGACGCATCATCAAATAAAGATCTTGGCATTATTGTGCGTATTTGCCTCGCAACCGGCGCCCGTTGGAGTGAAGCCGAGCAGTTGAGGCAATCTCAAGTTATGCCATTTCGAATCACATATACCAATACGAAAAGTAAAAAGAATCGCACTATTCCAATATCGAAAGAACTTCATGCATTAATTCCTAAATGTCGTGGCCGATTATTTGACAATGCTTATGATGCTTTCGGATTTGCGATTGAAAGGGCGAACATTGAATTGCCGGACGGCCAACGCACTCATGTTCTAAGGCATACCTTTGCAAGTCACTTCATGATGAATGGTGGAAATATATTGGTGCTTCAACAAATATTAGGTCATTCGACGATTCAAATGACGATGCGCTATAGCCACTTTTCACCAGAACATTTAGAAGCAGCAATCAATCTTAACCCATTCGATCGATTAGGAAAGGAGAACGTAAATTGATTTCTTTTAGGCAATATTTCAACATGAATGCGGCTAAGAACTTTTATCTATGCGTAACTGCTGCAGGCGTAGTTGTATTCCTTTTCTACTGTCTGAGAATAAATTTTTTTCCAACGGGAATGTCCCTGTCTGATGCAATATTTTTCCTGCTTGTAATATTTTCATTTTCACTTCTCATGGGTTTCGCTTTTACCGGTTGGTACTCAGTTTCGTGTATTCTAGTTTGGGTTTTTCTTAAGGTTTCATTGTTTATTTGCAGAATCACCAAGAGAACAAAAAGTAAATTCTATAGAAACGCTAAAGGTTCTTATAGAACTGCAAGAAAAATGAGTTTATTTGAACCTATGTTCGCATTGATCATAGTATCCATTTTAATTGGGGTTTTTGTAGCTAAGTTAGTCTTAGATGGAAAACTTCAGATAATTCCGGTTATTTCCTCTTTTTTATTGGTTGCGGTAGGGATTCTGTTAATTGCAAATGTGAATTTTGAAAAATTGTTGACCAGAGAGAAAAAGAGAAAAATGACAGTCGCATTTGTCGGATTTATGGTTTTTATCTTTTTACTTTTTTCCGGTATGGGCGAAATTCTGAATGATTCTGCTATGAGAGTTATCGGAGTTAAGAAAAATGACGCCACTTTTTTGTTAAAAGATAACGATTTAGAAATGGCAAGGCATTTGACAGGTAACAGTGGGCAATCATTCTTCTATGGCGATGTGCTATTTACGGGCGTGGGAGACACATCATTACTCGTCATCAACGATAAGCGATTGATCGTGAAAAACGTCAACTTAACAATCTCTTTTTAAGCGTGGGCAGACCAATTTATTGTGACTACCAGCAGACGGTTAAACCCAAGTTAACCCATTTTTACCGTCTATAACTCTTTGATTTACCGTAAGTGCATGATTTTAAAAGTTCTTGAAAAGTCTTTAAAATCCCTCGGCTTATGGCTGTGCGGGTTCAAGTCCCGCCCCGGGCACCATATTCAAAAGACTAATTAAAACAAAGCTATATAAGC